GGACGTAAGCCAGCAAGTCGAGTGGTATGGCAAGAAGCTAACGCCCGAAGCCTGGAAGTGCGTTTTCTCAGCGAGCCTGAAAAAGCAGGAAGTGACGCCAGGACTCCACGGGGATTTTGTCGTGATCGGCCAATCCACTAGTCAGATGACGATTCGAGAAATGGGCGAGCTGATGGAGCTGATTGAATCTTTTGGTGCTGAGCGTGGGGTGAGGTTTGAAGAGGGGTTCCCGGCGTGAGACGTACCCCCCTCATCCGCGCCCAGCCAGAGGCCCGCACCTCAGTGCCAATCCTGCGCCCCAAGAAGTGCAAAGGCTGCGGGGAGAGATTCAGGCCTATGCGCCCGATGCAAACAGCCTGCGGGGTGGAGTGCGCCCGCGTAGTAGCTTCGCAAAAGCTCGCCAAGGATCAATCCAAGGCGGACAAGGCGAAGCGGGAAAGCCTCAAGACCCGGCGCGATTACTTGGAAGAGGCTCAGCGTGCTTTCAATAAATTTGTACGTCTGCGAGACGCAGGCAGACCATGCATCTGCTGCGGCCGACCTCTTGAGCTTGGAGCGAATGGGGGAGGTTTTGACGCTGGTCACTATCGCTCAATCGGGAGCGCACCTCATCTGCGCTTTGAGCCGGACAACTGCCACGCCCAATCCAAGCAATGCAACCGCTGGGGATCTGGCCGCGCTGTTGACTACAGGCTTGGACTTATTGGCCGTATCGGACTCGCCCGAGTCGAGGCATTAGAGGCCAATCAAGAGACGCGCAAATGGTCAATAGCAGAGCTAAAGGCCATCCGTGACACCTACAAAGCCAAAGCAAAGGAGCTAGAGAAGTGACCAGCAAAAAACCTCACTTCCGACCTGTCTTGTGGATCGACATTCCGATTTCTGCACGTAAGGCGTTCATGCGGCTTTGTGGGTATTTTCCAGGCGATGGGCTGGAGCGGGGCCTTGAATGGTGGACTACATATGCGGAGCCACACAAGGTTTATCTGCGCACGCGAGAATTTCGATGGTTTGTAGCGGAGGAGAAATGAAACAACAGCTATACAGCGACCTCCCCGCCGAGCTACAAGAGGCTGACCGCACCTTAGAGAGCTATGGCCGCTGGGCCAATCGTGGCGGGCATGGTGGGGGCGGATGTGGGTCAGCCGAGCGCAACTACCGCCCACCCCAGGACGACGAAGACCGCCAGCCCCGCCAGCCAATGATGCAGCCGCTAGAGGTGGAGAGGGCGACGAAAGCCCTGCAAACGCTGCCAATGATGACCCTGCTAGTCATTCAGTGGCTCTATGTGGACACCGGCTCGCTCCAGGCAAAGATGCGAAAACACAACATCCAGCCCAGGCACATGCGAGAGCGGCACCTAGAGGGTGTCCGATTGTTTTGGAGGGCGTGGCTAGGGTTTGCGCCTATTACTAACAGCACTATTGCAATTCGCTCAAGTGTGTTAGAGAATTGCGCCACCTAGACACCGAGTCTTGCGCTGGCTTGCCATTAGGCAGGCCGGGGCGACTCAAGACACAAGGCCCGCCCTTCGCAAGATCGGCGGGCTTTTTCGTTCCCGCCCGCGAGCATCGGCACACATTGCAGTTGCCAGACGACGCCGCTTGCTCCGGGCTCCTATTCGCATGAGACCGCTACCCGAGAGGGCGCGGATGCTGTCATGTCCAAACTAACCGCACAGCAGGAGAAGTTCTGCCAGTCCATCGCGGACGGCATGAGCCAGGCCGACGCCTATCGCGCTTCATACAAGGCAAGCGGGATGAAGGGCGACTCTATCCACGTCAACGCGAGCAAGCTTGCCGCTGACGCTAAGGTTGCGCTAAGGATCGCAGAGCTAAAGGCCGCACTCGCTGAAACAGCCCTCTGGACGCGCCAGAATGCCGTACAAGCGCTTATCTCAGAGGCGCAAGGTGATAGGGCCTCTGACCGCATCAGCGCGCTCAAGGCCCTGAATGAGATGCACGGCTACAACGCGCCAACCAAGCATGAGCTTGTGGTGCATGGCTTCATCAAGATCCCGGCCAAGCATGGTTGAGATCTGGAGCCCGACTGAGAAGCAGAGCGAGTTCCTGTCAGCCGCTGAAGATGAAGTGTTGTTCGGCGGCGCTGCCGGTGGGGGGAAGTCTGACGCCCTAGTGATTGATGCGCTGGGCGCTTCGTTCGATGGGTTCCTAAATCCAAAGTACCGGGCGCTGCTGATCCGCAGGACGTTCCCGCAACTGCGTGAGATTGTGGACAGGACTCGCGCCATTTACCCGGCAGTGATCCCGGGGGCCGAGTACAAGGAAGCGTCGAGAGAGTGGCAATTCCCGAGCGGCGCAAAGATCATCTTTGGTTACTGCGAGCGTGATCCAGACGTTTACCAGTACCAGGGGCAAGAGTTCCAGTGGATCGGCATTGACGAACTCGGGCATTTTGGGACGAGCTATGTCTATGAGTACCTGACAAGCCGCCTGAGAAGCTCCGATCCTTCGTTGCCCTGCTACATGCGGGCAAGCTGCAACCCCGGACCGAAGTGGATCATGCGGCGCTTTGGCATCAAGAAGGGCGGCGAAGCGTCAATGGTGCAACTCGATGTGGAAGGCCGCGTGTTCAAGCGCCGCTTCATCCCATCGTTTCTCAGCGACAACAAGCACCTGGAAGGGACAGGCTACAGAGAGCGCCTGTTGCAGTTGCCAGATGCGGAGCGGCAAATGCTGCTTGATGGCCGATGGGATGTGTTCGATATCCCGTCCGCTGTCTACAAAAACGAGATGCGGCAGGTTCGTGATGACGCACGCATCAGGACGGTTCCGCACGATCCAGCGCTCAAGACTCACACGGTGTGGGACTTGGGCTTTGCGGATTTCATGTCTGTGATCTTCGTCCAGCGCGGCCCTGACGGTGCGCTGCGGGTCATTGACTACATCCAAGACAACCGCAAGCCGCTGGACTACTACGTCAGACAGCTAAAGGGCAAGCCGTACAACTACGGCACAGACTTCATCCCCCACGACGGGGAGAGCAAACACTTTCTGACGGGCAAGAGCACGCGGGAAGTGATGCAGGCAATGGGACGCACGGTAACTGTGCTGCCAAGGACGGATGTTGACGAAGGCATCAAGGCGGCGCGGATGGTGTTCCCCCGCGTGTACTTCGACGAAGTGAAAGCAGAGAAATTGATCGACTGCCTTCAAAACTACAAGTACGGCATCAACTCTCAGACAGGTGCTTACACGCAGCCTGTCCACGACGACGCATCGCACGGGGCCGACGCCTTCCGCTATCTGGCGATGTGCGAAGGGGAGATGACGAACGAAACCTGGGGCGGCTCTATCAAGTACCCCAAATTGAGCCACGCATAAGCCGGCATCGCTGAGAAGCGACCCACACATGACACAGATGACGATTGAAGAGCGACTGCAAGCAAAGTCGCTGGAAAACGAGCGCACTGGCTGCATTGAGTGGACAGGTTTTCGCGATGAGTGCGGCTATGGCCGGATCAACGTTGGGGGCCAGATCAAAAAGTCCCATCGTGTGGCATATGAAGTCGAGTTCGGCGCAGCGCCGCAGGACAAGTGCGTTTGCCACAAGTGCGACAACCCGGCGTGCATCAACCCGCGCCACCTATTCCTTGGTACGCAGGCCGAAAACATGGCCGATATGCGCGTCAAAGGACGACGCAAGGGCGTGAACATCGGTTCAAACCAAGCAAATGCCAAGCTTGACGAACAAAAGGTGCGTCAGATTCTTTCGGATGCTCGGCCTTCGGTTGAATTGGCGCGGCTGTATCAAGTTTCTGCCGCAGTCATCAGTTCGGTAAGGCTTCGCAAGACGTGGCGCCATGTCGGGGTGCCCAATGGCTGAACGCATGAGTGAAGACGAGCTGCGAGCGCTGACGGACGCAGAGATGCGCCAGGCGCTGGGCTTCTACACCGGCAAGCTCGGACAGCAGCGCCTCAAGGCCATGTCCTACTACTTGGCTGAAGCTAAGTTTGACCTGAGCCCGCCAGAGGTGGAAGGCCGATCTGCTGTTGTGTCGCCTGATGTGCGCAACACGGTTGAATCCATGTTGCCGGCGCTGATGGTCAAGTTCTGCTCCGGCGACGAGGTTGTGTCCTTCGAGGCTCAGAAGCCCGGAGACGAGCCCAAGGCAGAGCAGGCCACGGACTACGTCAATCATCTGTTCTTCACCCGCAACGATGGCGAGCGAATCGCCTATACGTGGATGAAGGACGCGCTGCTGTCGAAAAACGGCATCGTCAAGGTCTGGTGGGACGACCGCAGCGAAGAGACGCGCGAGGAATACATCGCGCTCTCAGACATTGAGCTGGCCCAGATCGTTGATGACGAACAGGTAGAGATCACAGAGCAGAAGTCCTACCCCGACGAGGAAGACGCAGAAGACCGCCAGAAGGCCGTCGAGCAACTGACTCAGCAGCTTCAGCAGGCGCAACAAGCCGCACAGCAGGGCAACGCACAGGCGCTGCAAGCTGTGATCCAGATTCAGGCTCAGATCGCCAACATCCAGCAGCAGCCCCCCAAGATGCTTTGGGATGTGGTCTGCAAACGAGCAAAGAAGGGCGGCCGGGTGTGCGTGGAGAACGTGCCCCCGGAAGAGTTCCTCATCAGCCGCAATGCCAAGAGCATTCACGACGCGCGGTTTATCGGGCACCGGATCGCGCGCACTGCGTCCGATCTGGAGTCGATGGGCTACAAGGATGTAGACCAGATCAGCGGGAGCGTTGACACCTCCACGTCTATGAACATGGAGCGCATCGAGCGGCTTCAGTTCGACGATGAGCTGGCCTACAACACCAACGACCGGCTAATCACGCCAGACCCATCGCAGCGGGTCATCTGGGTCACCGAATGCTGGGTGCGCGTTGACTTTGACGGTGATGGAATCTCCGAACTTCGCCGGGTTGTCCGTGCGGGGGATCGGATCCTAGAAAATGAGATCGTGGACGTTGCTCCGTTCGTGAGCATCACGCCGGTCCCGATGCCGCACAAGTTCTTCGGGCTCTCGATTGCTGACCTTCTGTTTGAGGGCCAGAAGATCAACACCATGCTTTTGCGTGGCGTGCTCGATAACACCTGGCTCCAGATCAACGGCCGGTACTTCGCTGTTGACGGCCAGGTGAACCTCGACGACCTGCTGACCTCTCGGCCTGGTGGCGTGGTCCGCATGAAGCAAGCCGGCATGGCTGGCCGACTGGATCAGGGCGCGGCAGATTCCCAGCTTGGCATGACCATGCTGGAGTACATGAAGGGCTTC